TTGGAGTTCCGTTGACATACCCGCTGAGGGCGTGTATGACACAGATTTTTCCACACATTTTTCTGATGCTTCTTCGCAACTCATAGACGATGCTATAGCACCGAAACACCCTGTAAATTTCTTACCCCCAGAATCAAATATTCATTGTTTCGGATCTAATGGTGGTACACACAAATACCGAACAAAAGTTCAATATAGGAAATATGGATTAGAATTTTTAAATGATAATGACATTCCAGTTCAACATGGTAAACCTAACATGGACAAACCTCCAAGTTGGTATCATTTCTCTAAAAATTTGACTGAGTTCGCAACAGTTAGCAAAGGTCCTCCTACACATGTTTTAAATTGGGCGGTGTTAGATTATATGTTACCTATCAAACGTGAGTTACGTCGGTTGGGCTTTGGCACTGTTAGACGTGTTCGCCCTTTGACTGACAAGGAGAATATCAATGGAGTTCCTGGAGTTCGTTTTCTGGATGCACTTAAGGTTTCTACAGCTGCTGGTTTTCCGCTGAAAGGTAAGACTTCTGTTTATCTTGAAGGTCCCGATGGTGATAGAGATTTTATAAGTTCTGCCGTGTGGCAACATGTTAAGAAATCTGAAGACATATATTTACAAGGTGGCAGATGTTATCATGTTTTTGTGGCTCATCTTAAGGATGAGCCTGTAAAACTTGGTAAGGACAAAGTTAGAGTCTTTTTTGGGAATGGTACGGTTTTTAAATTGTTGATTCGCAAATATTGGCTCCCTGTCGTGCGCCTCTTATCAGAATTGTCACTATTATCAGAATGTGCCATAGGAATAAATAGCCATGGTGTAGAATGGGAAGAATTCATGTCTTTTGTTGCCCATCATGGTGAGGAAAGATGTGTTGCTGGCGATTATAAAGGCTATGATCAGAAGGAATTTCTCAACGTGATCCAAGCCTCGTATCGTATATATATTGAACTGGCAGATTCGTTAGGATATTCTGCACACGAATTGCAAATTATGCGAGCAATGGTTGCTGATTTATCGTTATTTTGTGTGCAATATTATGGTGCGATTCTGATGATGTCACGAGGTAATCCTAGTGGACAAAATTTGACGTCTTATGTCAACAGTACTGCCAACAGTCTCAACTCTCGGTGTGCTTATTATCAAGCGCACGGGGGCACACCACCACCTTTTAGGAATAATGTTCATATGATGACATATGGCGACGATGATATTGGTACTGTGTCTGATAAATGCAGTTGGTACAATGCACAGATTAAAGCCTATTGGTTAGATCAATATGGCATATTGTATACCCCACCAACTAAAGAGGGCGATCATGATCCATTTTATCATGTCAGTGAGGTTGACTTTCTAAAACGTCAAACTGTGTACATACCAGAACTTCAACGACGCCTTGGTGCATTGTCAGAGTCTAGCATTATCAAATCGCTGTCTTGTGGTATACCTGTATCACACATGACAGAAGAAGAACTTTTTGGTGATTTACTTGATGGTGCTTTACTAGAGTATGTCGCGCACGGAAGGGCGAAATATGAAGAATTTCGTGACCGTGTTAATCGGTTCGTGGAAACCAGAAAATTCCACCGTTTCGTGAGGACGAACCATTTAACGTTTGACGATAGAATTACAGCATGGCTGTTGACCAACGTTAAGAACGAACCACATCTTGGTTACCATGGTTCTGTGTGTCAGCAGAATCATAGGCTTGTGTGGGAGACGAA